ACCACACTTTTCTGCGATCGCATAGAACACATACATACCTCTTAAAGTAAACTCACTGTGAGCTCCCTTATCAAAGGCCTTGTAATCCCCTGCAACTATTCTGTCCTCTCCATGTTTGCCTAAAATCTCGTACAACTCATGCCATTGTCGTCCTTGAGCGTTTATACCTACAGCACTACCAAAACACGTCCAATTATCTTGGATGAGCTTAATAACTGGTAGAAAATATTGGCGGATCAAAACAGTACCAACAACCGGGCAAGAAGAAAAAATCCTCCTTTTGTCTTTAGTAAACTTTGTGGGTTCATCTTTCAAAGTACTAGAAAACAAAAGGTAATTTCGCTCTCCACTCAAATAGCAATCAATGGCATGTTGGTAATCTTCGTAAAAACCAGAGTCTGGCCTAAACTCCCACGGCTCGGTTACACCTTCAAGATCTTCAGAACAGGGTTGCATAAATCTTCCCTTGGAACCACTTAAAGGTCTACCAGGAGAGGTTGACCTATCCAATTTTTCAAACCCCTTAACACCATCAACACCATTAATGGCGTACTCCAACGGAAGAGGTTTGACATACGATGTGTCCAAACTTTCCACTACTTTAATGTAGTGATCCACAATTTCGGCATGAACGATATCTAATATCTCAGCATCAAAGCAAACATCAGTTCTTGCAATGGCTTCCATATCACGCTGAAAATCACGCCATGCTGGAGCCTTTTGTGGTGGACCCGTATCGCGAGGACGAGAGAAAACCTTTTCAACACTAGCACAAATGGGAGAAGTATCAACTCGTGATTTAAATTTCGCCATTCCCATATTGTGAGAGCCAAAAACTTGCATACTGTGCGGAACGTATTCATCAGGAGTACTAGGCATAAAATTAGTGCAATGTTTGGGATGTATATCCTTTGTAACATCCAAGTCCACATTCATTCGCCTAGCTGGAAAATCACCTATAGAAACGACCCGAAATTTGTTCACCACAGAAAGCTCATCATACGCGAGTTTGATGGCATCAGCATCACAAAACTCAGCAACGCCATCAGAACCATCATTGTTCCCGCCAATATGAAAACCGAAAATCGTGGGTTTGGAACTAACGCTTATCAAAGGCATCATACATAAACCTTTATAAGTGGCGAATCCTTCAGGCAAACAACCATATTGAATCTTTTCTCCTGACAGAGATGTGTCGTGAAACCGAAATCTCACATTCCTCGTTCCATCAAGAGGAATAATAGTATCATTTATGTCACCGTTAAAGGTTCGCCAAATACATAAGGCACGATCAGGCACTGTACCACCTTTAGGAGCCAAAAATTTGGCCATATTTGGTACATCACCAGCTCCTATGATGCGCACTAAAGCTAAGTCATACGTCCCAACCCTTTTCCAGCAACTAGTGTCAATGATGCTATTTCCTCGCTTACGCCCAACAGAATGTGGATCACCATAGCGTATCGTAACACGAAGTTTGCTTGACGAAGCAACTGCATGGTACGGCACAAGCCAAAGATTCTCTTTATATGGTATGGTCAACGTATAGTTAGGCTTAGTAACATCACCATACAAGGGCACGTACTCAAAAATGCCTAAGTGGCGTTTAACGAAAAAACTCAAATCCTTCAAAGAAGTAGTCATATTTGCGCTAGATCGTGGCAATGGTTCACGTACGACCTTCTTCCATACGTTTTCAGTTTTCTCCAATTTCGAAAGTTCAATCTCTTGATGAGCTTGCAAAACTGGTTGTTCTCTACGACAAGTCCACATTTGGCCTAATTTTAAAATGGCCAATATGCCCGTAGCGAATGCAAACATGTCACACGCCACTCGATTCTGCTCATAAAAACACTTTACAGCCTGAGTTAAAGACATTTCTATAGGCTCAAAGTCAAATTCGTCCTCATCATAATTGGTATCAGGAGGACCATCCAAAGGTCCAAATAAATAGAATTCAGGGTCTCCTCCATTTTGTACCTCCAGATGAGTTATCACTTCGTCTGACTCATCATGACTCATAAAAAATGTATTCTCGTCGTCGGATTCAACCGTTTCAACACAATTGCAAATATCACATCCACGGCGCATCCAACCATGCTCACACAGAGTCTCAGAAAAAATCTCATTAGCTCTTGACACTGCTCGCGTCTGTCTGTCAGCCCAAGCGGAAGCCATTTCAGAGATAATCTTTATAGCTTCCTTCACACCGATGCCTTCTGCAATACTGGTCCATCCCCATTTTGCAGGCTGGTGTGCTGTAGCGTTTTTCCCAGGCAATTCCTTCCGTTGAATCCAAATTTTATATAAATTAAGCTTGTAAGCTTCTGGGTACATA